GGATTAACAAATCCTCTTCCTGCTCCAGCAACTGGCTTTGCATACTGTTCATACTTTGCATATTCCTCTGGATCTGGTTTGGAATATCTTTCGTAGTTTTTAGTATCCTTTGCCCTTTGCTTAGCATCTGCAACATCTTGAGGTGATACATCTTTAAAGTCTTGACCAGGTGCAAACTCCATGCCCCCGTCAGAAAACTTTTTTACCTTACCACCCTTCTTAAACGTACCAGATTGCAAACTATTAGCCACAGGCTTGCTAATGAAGTGATGAGGCATCTTTACAGCTTCCCCATCATTAACTACATTACCCCCTGTGGCGAAGTGCTTTTTTGAGGCGTGACCCCCATGCTTATACCCACCTGCATTAGCCTCTTTGACTTCACCAGTCTTTGTGTGAGACTTACCTGCTTTGGCTGAGTTAGCGGGACGATTTTCCCAGTTTCCACCCTCAATAGTATTGCGAGTTTCTTCTTTGTCAATCATTCCACCTGATGCCTTGTGGTGCATCTTGTGAGCCTTACCACCATGTCTGTATCCACCTGCATTACTCATAGGAATACCACCTGTTCCGTGGTTTCTATCAGCCTTTGCAGAGTGCATCTCAGTCTCTAGATAATCCCCCTCGTTGTCCTCAATAGTGCCACCAAACTTTGTTTTACCATTGTTTTTAGACTCATGAGTGTCAGAAGGAATATCTCCACCAGTTGCTTTGTGATGTTTCTTAGTATGGCCACCATGTTTATAACCTGCTGGCTTACCTTCTTTAATATCACCAGTGCCATGATGTTTGTCATGATGTTGACCATCAACAACCATTGTTTTTTCAAACTTCTTAGCACCTTTTTCAATGGTAGTACGTGTTTCAGCTTTATCAATCTCGCCACCAGATGCTTTCTTCATTGGATGAGCGTGCTTCATATCCAATTTTTCGTGGTGGTGTAACTCTTTTTCAAGTTTTTCAATGTCTTTCTTCTCGCACATTCCACCTTTTTTCATGCCTGTCAGTGCTTTGCGTACCATCATTGCACGTTGAGCACGTTGCTGAGGTGACATTTGGCCAAGAGCAGGTGCGCTCATTGGTGCCATAGGTGCGCCACCCATTGGAGCTCCACCCATAGGTGCTTGTGCACCCATTGGCATTGCACCACCCATAACCTTATGAGCAACTTTACCGCCCTTTTTAAAGTTAGGGTTCATTGCTTTCATGCGCTCATGCATAGAAGGCTTCTTAGGTGACTTACCATGCTCAGCCTCAAATGCGTGGTGGGCACCATGCATCATCGAGCCAGTTGCTTGGTGCATACCTTTGTGACCATGCTCTTCTTTCATGCCTTTAACATGAACTTTGCCACCTTTTTTGAGCTTCAAACTGACTGATGGCTCATCGGTGTACATCTTCACCATTGGTTTAAATTCGGACATATTTATCTCCTATTAGGCTTGTGTTACACCAAGAGCACCTGTGCGAGTTGCATTAGGGCCTGAAGCAATACCTGGCAAAGCAATGACTGCAACTAGACGCTTGATACCATTTGATGCGCTTGATGGTACGTAAGTACCACGCACGTCACCAGTGGTAGATGTTGCAGGTGTAGTCATATCAGCCGCAACAAAAGTACCTGCATCATTTGCAAGAGTGTTGTTCCAACCTACGCGAACTACGTAACCCGCATCAAATGTACGTAATGGGAAACCCAAAACGTCTGTTGTGCCAACTGTAATTGCTACAGGTAGTGCACCACTGATTGCTATGCTTGATATTTGGTAGAACGCTTTCTTACCAGATACGTTAGCTACAGCAGATGATGTTGTACCAGTTGCAATTACTTCAGTCATTGATTGACCGTAGTAATCGTATCCAGATACTGTTAAGTTTCTGCTAGTTGTGATAGTTCCAGAGGCTGTTGTCAACTGAACCGCTCTAGCACTATCCAATTGAATAACAGTTGTACCGTCTGTACGAACTACTGATTTAGCAGATGTACCCGCAGTCAATGTTAAATTTCCTGCCGCAGCGGGAGTTTGTGATGCTGCAATGTTTGCTGTTTGTAATGTCTGTGGAATTACGTCCCAAACATATTCACGACCTAATGGCCCAACACCAACTTCCATTGGAGAAGGATCACCTAGACCAGAGTTACCAGACGCATACATTGTTGTAGATGACGCGGTAGAAGATGTGCTTACAGTGTATGTACCTGTACCACCAGCTCCACTCACAAATGCAGTAATGTAAGACCCTGCTGTTACGTTTGATCCTGCTATGTACTGTCCTAGTACAAGAGAATCGCCCGACAACATCGCTGTAACGGTCAAAGTAGTTGAGGAAATAGAACCAGTAAATACTGATTCGCTATTTGAATTGTTAGTACCTATATAACCTTGTGCGGTACCTAAAAAGAGATCATCGCTAAATTGTGGCATTTTGTCTGCTCCTTGAAAAGTTTGACAAATCTGTAAAAAATAAGGGGAGAGATTTTGTCCCTCCCCACTAGCTTAGATACCAGGTGTACCGTAAGCGCAACGTGGATCGGTAAACCCAACGTCATAACGCTCAGTCGCTTTGTAACGCATAGAGTCAGTCTCGAAGTCACCTTCCATAGTCTTCTCTAAACGTCTGCGCATTAGGAGTTTGAATCCTTCTGGAGCATCTGTCTGCACCCACCATGCGGTAGATGATGTCAAACGTGATAGAACCGCTGCACCTTCGTCTAGCAAACCGATAGACTTGATGGGATTGATATCATTGTTTGCATTACCAGTGCGCAACACAGATTTCAACAATACTTCGGCTTGGAAAATGTTGCCTGGAGCCACAATCAATTGACGTGGTACCAAACGGATTCTCTTGCCGTTGTTGTCTACTGCTTGACGGATCTGAATCAACATTTGCTCTAATGATGTCTGGGACAATACAGCTGCAGTTGCTAACTGGTTGCTGAATGTACCGTTCACGATTGGGTGAGCTGTGTTGATTAAAGAAACGCCATCGCCACCTGGGTAGGCAGAGTTAAAGGCTGTGTTTAACACGTTAGCAGACAACAATTCTTTAGTCTCAACTAAAGATTGTGCCAAGTGACGTGCATAAACTTGACCGATACGGATGTGATCGCCATCTTCTACGAGTACTTTGGTCAATGCAAAAGCAAGACCGTATACTTTGTACAAGTAACGCTTGAGGAACAACACACCACCTTGTTGATAGGTGACGGGCGTACCATCGGGCAACTGGGGAGCTGCACCGAATCCATAAAGAACGGGTTCTTCATGGTAGTTACGTGGAATACCATCCTCTTCACGGAACACACGGCTCCATTCATCGGCACGTTGGTCATAGACTCCATCGAAACACTCGTTAAGAATTGGCTCAACGATTGATCTAAAGTCCGTACTGCGCATTGGGGCTGCCATAGCTTAGTCCTTTCTTAATTATGCAAATGCGGTGAAGGCACCGAACATTTGTGAGTTACTATTTACGACTCTAACTATTGTGTAAGAATCGCCCCAGGCGTTGTCAACATATGGCGCTAAGTCCACAACACGCATTTGACCTTGAGTTGCATTTCCAACTGCTGTACTAGCACCTAAAGTTGCTTGTGACAAACCAGTTGTAGATGAACCAGAGGTTACGTTTGTGAAGAGGTACTCATTACCAATTGTAGTTTGTGCCATTGAACCGTCAGCTTGGATTTCATAAACGATGTTGTTGTCGTTGTAGAAATAAGCTACACAAGTTCCTGCTGTGTAAGCAGTGCTTGCGGGCCAGTAGTTGGATACACGTGCACGACCAGTTGTGTCTGTCCACTGTACACCTGCAAAAGCTCCAGACCATGCGGCATTGGTGCTACTAGCAGTAACAGGAACAATAACACCTGCTGATGCAGAGTATGCTACAGGTTGTCCTTTGAGAATTTGGGTTGAATAACCCGATGTGATACCACCAGCTAACGCCTGAGCACGATCCAATCCTGAGGGGTGGAACGCAGGGCGCAAGCCAAATGGAGCATTAGTCGCTGACATAAGATCTCCTTAGTTAGCCCGAAAATACGGGTGTTTTACTTGGTTGCTGTTCAATAGAGCCAATACCATCGCCCTCAACATTTACAAGTGAACGTCCGTTACTATCTCGTGTGCCCTGAAGATTCTCAATCTGTACTCTTATCTTGTCAGCCTCTTCACGAGGTTTATCATGATGTTGATAAGTCATTACTTCTTGATAAATATCCATCGGCAATTTAAACAATAACATCTCATTACAAGAAATATACCCAACATGTTCACCCGACTTTACTCGATACTCCTCGTAGCCTGGTAACTCATCCGACTTAACGGGAACGTAACCCAGTCTCACCCTCTTATCAATTGAATCGTAACTATTGGTTGTCGAAAGCCAACATAAATGCCATCCATCCACATTTGGTATTTTTGGCAATGCTGATTGCGTCCACTCCTCGCTCCACATGCGTTTACGTTCCTGCGTAGAAATGAACTTTTCTTCTGGTGCCCTGCGGTTCGTGTCCTCGTTTGACCGATCATTACGACCACCGTCACCTAAAGATTTTTTGAGTCTAGATTCCATAATGTTTTCCCCTAATTAGTAGCGACCGTTTTGGCGATCAAATTTGATAAATTCTTGAACCATCTTTGCTTTACGTACAGGGTTGTCCCATGCACCCGCATCCTTCATTGCTTTTACCCTGTCAGGGGATATTACAAATTGAGATCGGTTTGAACCACCGTATGCTGCTGATGCTTCTCTTCCAGAACTTGTCACACTATTCCTAGGTCTTCTGACATTACGGATTTCTTCGTCATTGTCCCTATTGTAACGATGTGGTAGTTCTTTTTGCAAACGGCTATCGAGTTCGTCCCAATAATCGGGATCTGAGGGGTTCCAACCTTGGGTAACCATCAGCTCATCCACCTTCTTCGCCACTCTAGAATCGGTGTCATTTGCGTCTGGTTTGTACCAATTATTCCTCCTCATCCACTCGGCAGCGTTCCTCTGTACCTCTGGGTCGGGGATCTGTACATTCTGTTGAGGTCTTTTAAGTTCTTGATCAACTTGGTGCTTCATCTGAGCCAATTGGCGCATCTCATCTTGTGAGTTCTGCCACAAAGTCTGAGCCTCCACCATAGCTTGGCCATCATTGTTAGATGTGGCCTCAGATAACTTCATTTTGGCGTACTCTAATCGCACCTGAGCGTCTTCGAAATTCTTATCTATTCTCGTAAGTTGTTCGGCTTTGGTGTTTCGCTCAAGTTGTCCAAGACGTTTTCTAAACTCTTCATTTTCCCTTTGCAAAGACTGTAACTTAACGTCTTTCTCTTGATTTGTCTTTCTGACAAGGTCTTTTTTAGCTCTACGTCTATTGCGTTTAGCCGCCCGTAGTTCGTCATCATCGTCTGGGTGGTCGGCATCGGCATCAGCTCCCCCTTGTTTTGGTTGATCTGCTTGCGCGGAATCTTCAGATACATCATCCATCACCATGTTGTCGGGTAAATCTGCTACCGCAGACCCATCTTGCCCCTCAATCACAGCAATTTCATCGTTTTTTGTTGTAGTTTCAGCCATTTTTCATATCCTTATACAAATGCTTTGAATGACAGAGGATTGGCCGTTACACGGGCGATAAGTTCATGGTCATTGATAGTCATAAAAAGCACTGGATCTTCACCTTGTTCGTCAGTTGGGTCTTTTATCTCCCATCTGTCTCCACCCCATCGCGGTACACGAACAAAATCACCCACATTTGCCCAAGAACCTTCAGGCCAAGAGGTCATAGTGTCTCTATTCTTAAACGCCAATGGCCCAATAGCAATGACCTTTCCAATCATGTTGTTCCATTTTTCATTTTCTTTGGTCTCTTCTACCAAATAAATCATTCCCTTGCGTTTTTTGACACGTCTCAACTGGATAATAATCCTACCTCCGTAGGGTTGCATACCAGGCTCTACCTCAGGAAATGCCCAATCTAACTCTTTTGCATCAGGCACGTCATTAGTAACGCTTATCGTTACTATCTTTTGCACTTCTTCCATCTTTTTTCCTTCACGCCATATCTCAGGCGCATTATTAAGTTCTTTGCAGAACGGGATCATCCATTTCAGGCTTGGTTTTTACCCTCTTCATCAGAGAGTATTAGATCGATGAACTCCAAGGAGTTTGTTAAACCTTGGTGCTCACCGACTAATCTTTGATACGACTCCCAATTGATAACTCCTCGTGCTAAGGATTCCTTGAGCTCAGCTTGTCGTATCTTTATTAAATGAATTAACTGTTCAATCATTTCTTCTTGGCTTGGGCAAGTCCACCTTGTGGCTTATTACCGCCCTTGGGTTGCAAAGATGTGCCATCAAGTTTCTCACCTTGGGCTAATCTTTTATGTTGTGGTACGTTTACGCTTTTTTGTTCATTGTCCGTTTGTGCCATTTGGAACTCCTTGTTGTGGCGGGGGGGCAGACTGAGCTTGCGCTACATTCTGGATGGTTTGATGTGTCAACTTTGCATTTTCAATTTGGATCTTTGTCTGAGCATCCAATTGAGCTTTACTAGCATCAGCTTGTAATTTAGCCTGTGCCATCTGAGCGTCAGCCTGATCTTTTGCAGTCTTACGCTGAGTCTCAGCCGTCTGAGTATCCTTAACCACTTGTGCGTCTGGTGGCAACTGTGGTGGTTGGTTACGTTTTTGTGCCATCTCTATGATCTTCTGGAACGAAGGAGCAAATTGTTGGAATACTTGGTTACTATCCAGTATGACGTGACCTCCAACAGTTGTGTACATCTTGTCAATCGTAGATGTGAGCTTAGGATCATCATAATTGTCCACTGGCTTGCCTGTAGCGTTCTCTACGTAGCCGTTTGACCTGTTTAGGTACCAGAGGGTCATATGCTGTTTAATGTGCTCTATGAGGTGATTTAGATAGCTTGGATCGGCAAATGGGCTCTGACCAAAGAATGGGCTCAAGGCAAACTGCAAATGGTCTTGAATATGGGCTATATGATCTTGTTGTAAATACGCATAAGACGGTTGTCCAATCAACATCGCTGCGTTCTCGTCTGCACTTGTTCTTTGCTCAGGTGCAGGGGTATCTTTAAGCAACTCATTGATGTTGGGCACCTTCATCTGTTTGAGTAATCTAGCCTCAACCGCAGGTAGGTTATACAAATCAGGGTGTGCGTCAGCCCTAGATATGACCGCTTGCATTTGCGCCATTCTCTGGGTCTCAGAGAAGATGTGTGGGTCACTAACAGGAACTACGTCTGTGTTCTTTTGGAAGTCATCACGACTTATCTCAAGATCCACAACCACGTCACCTCGTTGCATTTCGTCAAAGTACCATCTGTTTAGCCTACAGATAATCTTTAAAACTCTAGCTTGAGAGTTGTGTAGTCTTGCGTGGATTGCTGAGAAAACTACTGCGCCTTGCTCAATTAACGCCTGAGTAGTTCCAACAGGCATATTGGAGTTCATGTCTGCTATCTTCTCTTCAGCAGTTGTAACCACTCCCTTGGCTGCGTTGTCTAACCATCCAAGTAATTCAAACAATACTTGGCTAGGAGGATTGAAAGGCATAGGCATAGCAATCTGCCTAATGTCTTGAACGCCAGGCGCTCCTTCAATCTCTACGATTTGCGTAACATCAACCTGTTGAGACTGGCCAGACATCTTTGCGCCTTTGAGCTTAAGCATTGTCGCAGCGTTGTTGATGTGTGCCGAGTCAAGTAATGCACGCAATGAGCCAGTAAGAGCGGCACTAAGACCACCAATAAGATGAGGTAAACCAATTGCATACGCCCCCCTCCAAGGGATAAATTTAAACTCTACAACCCAATCCAACTTAGTCAATGTTTTGTCCGCTTCTTCCCAGTTGCGATACAAACCAATGACTTCGTTGTCCAACTTGTCAATCATCAAGATATAAGGCGCTGACTTACCCTTTGTCTCTTTATCGTCTTCTAACTCTAAGAATGTATAGATATGGTATACAGTCCTCAGGCCGTCTTTGTTGCCTTCTTGTACTTTACCTTCAATCTTATTGTTGGCCTGAGCAACCTTACCAATGTCTAAGTCCTGAGAAGAACTAATCATTGTCTCGTTTCTGTACATTCCAGAACGTATACGTCTGTCGTACTCATACTGAGTTATTTCGTGTATCTCAGCTGCCCTCTGAGCCGTGTAAAAGTTTGTTGCAGCAAAGGGTAGTATCACCCTATCAATAGGTAAAAACTCGCAACAAGGGCGTTTCTTCTCTTCATCAAACCAAATCTTGAAGTACTGAGATCCACCAAGTGGAAGTTGAGTCAATAACTGTTCTTGCTCGTCTCTAAACTCTTCTATCTGTTCTGTGATCTGCCAGTTTAAGAATTCAGCCTTACGCTCTGCTGTAGCGCTCTTAGAATCATCCATCTTGCCAAGTATCTTGGTCTTGACAGGCCCGTCTGGTGGGAATAATTCTTTAATTGCTCTAGCAGCAAAGTCTACGCATCCCTCTGCCATAGCAGGGTGTACAACCTTAGACGCACCCATAAAGGTAGCTCCACCTGGCGCATCATTACCCATACCAGTACGTTTAATACCCTCTTCGTATTGCTTGTCTCTGAGCTCTCTGGCTTCCTTGTCGTGCTCTAGTAAGTCCAGATAACGCATGCAAATATCGGACAAATCAGAGGGTGCAACAATGTCTACAAGGTTGTCATAGAACTCTGGATTAAACTCTGGGCCATCATCTAAGGTAACAATAGCCGATCCATCTGCCTGCTCTTCCGTCTCCATGTCAGGCATATCCATGACGGCAGAACCGTCTTCTTGTTCTTCAATGTTTAAATCGTCTGCCATTATTTAGCCTTTTTACGTTGAGTTAGCTCAAGACGCATGGTGTCCATGTCTTTGTGGACTTTTACATTACCGCCTTTTTTGTAACCTTGTTTTTGTAACTTTGTTAAGTACTTTTCAGATAAAAATTGACTTGGGATATTGCGAACAATATCCATGTACCCAGGTTCTCTTCCTTTGGTTTGCTTTATTTTATTTGTATAATCTTCTGCAAATGTTTTGAATGGAACTTGTTGAAATGTATCAGGGCTAGTCTCGCCATGTAACATAAACGGAAACGCTTGATTTAAATGTGGTTCATGTGATGTTTCACCATTAAATGTAAATACATGTGGGCCCACAGATAATGTTGGAGCATGAAGTAACTTTGGATCAGTTGTGTCTTCAATCATTTTCGAAGCGTCAAATATTTGAGCTTTTTTGCCACCTATTTTTTTACCTGACATTAAATCAGCTAATATGCGCCTTTTTTCAAATGTGTTAAATAAATTAGTATCATTAAAATCAGCACTTGGATCAAAAATAGCTTGAGATGGTTTTTTTTCTGTACCCTTTGTCATAGCTGATCTCATAATGTCTAACATCTCAGCTTCTTTTTCAGGGTTTAACAATCCTGCTGTTCTAGCAGCTTGAAATTTATCCCACATCTTATTAAATACAATTTGATTAGAAGTGTGCATCTCTGGAGTACCAATAAATGTAGTCCAAATAGCTTTTTCTTCTGGTGATAATCCTTTTCTTTGGCGATTAAGTAATTTAATAGCAGTTCCAGATTTACCTACACCCCATGTCCTACCTGAATAATCAGGATTTTCTAAACCAATTTGGGAAAAACCAACTCCACCCCTCATTCCATTTTTTTTCTTTTCTACTTTAGCTCTATCAGCTTCTGTTATAAATATAGTTTTTCCCTCATCTTTTCCTAACACTTCTGATGCTTTTTGTAATCCCTTTTGAGCTTTTTCAAATATAGCTCTTTTCATTTCTTCAACAGAAAGTTTCTTTGGTTTTTGTCCGCCCTCTGCCATTCCACCATTTGCAAAACCAAATCTTTTCTTATCAAACGGTTCTTTACGTGGTAGATCAGATGACTTAGCCGCCTTATTAATCTTTTTAACTTCTGCATCTGAAAGTATTCTGTTAACCTTCATTGCACCACCAATCAACCAACTACCCGTCATGTTTGGGTTTGTTTTGTACCTATAGTGACCACCATAAGGAACTTGATCAGTAATGTGAGCCTCTCGAGCAATTACCTTTCCTTGCTTGTTAGTCCCCCTACGATTGGCTTCAGACTGCCAATCTACATCGTGAGGCATCTCTATTTCAGTCCAAACTTGATTGTGTGGTCTTATCGTTGGCGCAGTTACGTTGGGGTCACCCCTCTCACCTATGTGAGTAGCCATGGGAAGCTCCCCTGCGTGCCATCCTGGACGTTCTGCAAAGCCTTTAGTGGGTATGTGCTCAGCAGATACCCATTTACCCATCTCTACGGGATCATGCTTTCCAATAAATAAAGGAAATAATTTACCAGGATGCTTCTCGTGAACCCTGAATAATTTATATGCTTTTACAGTTTTAGAAGGAGCTTCCATCTCACCCTCTACTTTTCCCCCCTTGGCCATAGCTTGTGGTGGAGGTGTTCCTCCTCCCATAGCATTCATTGCCTGTCCTTCAGGGGTAAGACTCAACATGTTACCCATAGGAGGCGTTGGTTGTGGTGCTTGAGGAGGAGTTCCTTGTCCTTGCTGTCCTTGAGGTTGGCCAGGTTGTGGGGGCTGTGGAGGTTGACCAGGCTGTTGAGGTGTTAATTGTTGGCCAGGTTGTTGTGGGTTTTGATCTACACCACCAATGGGCATACCATTGCTTTGAGACACCCCACCAGGTGACACATACTTACCATACATAGTCTCTGACGGATTGATGTATGTCTTAGGGGATAAGTCAGGGGCTTCGTTTGCGCCCACACCTTGAATGTCTAAAGGATTGTATTTCTTAGACATCTCAAATTTCATTTGTGCAAGTGAGGGTCGCATTGTTGCTCCTAGTGTTGATCCACCGCTAGCCATGTGTAACTCGTACTTCATGGTGTCCAAGTCGTTTGATACGTATCCACCCTTTTTGTACAAGGGTAGCCCCTCCTTCTTTACATGCTGAACTAACTCTGGTGTTAGTGGCATGTAATGTACACGTGTAGAGTTTAATTCTTTAGCTTTTTCATTTGCTTCTTCTTGTGTCGGATGATATGAAATACTTTTATCATCTTGGTTCATTACATGAAATCCAGGATCATTTGTTTGCGGATGGAATTGAGTTATATCTCTAAAAACATAATGAGATCCACTGTTTTGTAATGGCAATGAATGGAGATTCATCTTTGCGCCATGCTTCTTACCAAGGTCATTAAATATATTAGGGAGTCGCTTATCGTATGCCTCCTTCATGCCCTCGCCCAAATATAAATCTTCCCCTGTCAATGACCTTAATGTTCCTTGTTTTGGTTGATCTAATAATTTTTTAGCCGCCCTCTTACCAACAAATTCCTTTAAATTGTCTGGTGTTATACCAGTTTGTTTTATAACTGCATTTCCATTATGATCATATCCAACTAAGTCAGTACCAGATAAATGAAGTTCATTTATATATTTAGCTAGGTTGTATCTATCAGCTTGTTCATCGCCTGGTGTCAATGCTATACCGTGGTAGCCATTCTCTACTGCATGTTTAAGTAACTGTTTTGCCACCATTTCTTCCCAGTTCTTTTTGAACGGGGCATTAGGCACTCTTTTACCATCGTTTAAGTTGTTTAAAGCATTATTTGTGGCGGATTCGGGAGATAATCCCATAGAAAAAAGTTTTCCATTTTCATCTGTAATTAAATATTCTCGCCTATTGTTTATATTTCTTTCTTCTAATTTGTAATTTTTTGGTAGTTCAGATAGGTTTTGTTTGTAACCATTGTCTCTACCTTTTTGATGCCAGTCAGATTGGATCTCTTCAACGTGCAGGATCTTTTTACCTTCAGGGGTATTGCGATCTACCGTCCGAGCACTTGCCAGTAAGTTAGGCTCACCACCGTAATGGCTAGCATTTGCTACGAACTGTGACTTATCTTTGGGCTCATACTTGTATAAGTGTTCTTGGTAATTTGATCCACCAGGTAACTTATAGTCTTTGTGATATGTTTTGTTGTCTCTCTCTTCTAAGCCTTCTATGTGACTTTGCGCCTCTCCACGGTTGCGAAAGGGATGTATGTTTACTTGTCTACCCTCTTCGTCCACCACGTTGTGTAGGTCATTGTATGAATTCTCATCAGGATAATGAGGTACTGCGTAGTGCTTCTCTGACTCATCTCTCAATATCTTTGTGGTGATTTGTGGATTGGGATGAGAATGTAAATGGGCGTGGAATTGTTCCTTGGTCATCTTAGGTAAAGCATTGAGAGCTTCTAGCCCCCTATCTTCTACTTCGGCCTTCTTAAACCCTGGCTTCTTACTAAGCTCAGTCATGAACTCTGCGCCCGTACCTTTAGTCCGTGGGATGCTCTCAGCAGACTTGTTAAGAGGAGAATATAGATTCACTCCAGACATAGATCCTCCATCAGCCTTGTGTTGTATAAAATGTTCTGGGGCTATTGTGTATATCTGGTCAGGTGTGTAGCCATGCATGTCTGATACTCGGTGTATCTCGGTTGGTATCTCATCTTGCTCGTGCGCTATGAATACTCTGTGACCATTGCTCATCTTACGCATGGCATCTAGGTCGCTCTCTACGGGTCTACCATGCTTGCGTAACATTGATACAACTCCACCCTTAGCTGCTAATAAATGCGATTCATCTTTTCTGGTAGGATCAAAAGCAGCAAACTTGCTACGAATTTGATTTGGATGAAACACCACACCCACATCGACCATTTTTGGTTTGCCTATGCCTCCAGGATCGTAAGTGTTTTTTAATATTAGTGCATCATGACCACCACGCATAGCTTGATCCATCAAATCAGAATAAGTTTCATCTCGATATGAACTTCCCTTGAAGTCGTGATACATTGGGTTTTTGTATCTCAATGCCACTGGCATCACGTTTGCACCAGACTCCACTTCTGCGGCTTTGCGTTCATTATGAACTGATTGGTAATGATTGATCGCATTCAAAGCAGATTTAACTTGCTTGTTGTCACCAAACTTTTGAAGTTCAGCTTTCAACATTTCGTAGTGTGGCTTCTCATAATTAATATGCCATCCATAAGGCATTAATTCTTTGTATCGCTTGTCATGTGCTTCATAATCTGGCTGAGACATTTTCTTAAACATCTCGGCATTATGAGCTCCATACCATGCGTTTTTGATTTGATCATACATCAAATCACGAGCATCTCCATGTTTGGCAACCAAGTCTTGACGATAGCGCATGTTGTTAATTTCAGCGTCTTCAGCCAATTGCATGTACTTTTCATACGCATTCCAATTGCCAATTTTTTCAGCGGCCTTAGCCATACGCATAGCTTCTTTGTATTCTCTTGAACCGCCAGTGCCCGCATAACTACTTGCGGTATGCGCTCCATGTCCAACCATAGTCGGTTTGGGCGGAATGGTTGCACCTATTTTTTGCAACATTGCCAATGATTCAGGATTATGCTCAATCATTTCTGGTGGCGGTGTGCTAGGGTCACGAGCAAAAAAGTATCCCTTCTTGGCGCTTGCGGCTCCAGTAGATTCTCCACGAGTGTTTGGATCAAACGCTTCAATGTCCCCAGTGCTACCATGATACCAACCATGCTCGTAACCTTGCTGTAAAGAACGAGTAAAGGGGTCATGATGTTGACCTATGCGTTCAGCGGACTCACGAGCCATATCAAGGTTCATTTGTTGAGGTGGCCTTCCGCCTTTGTCCATGTGGACTAACCCACCCTTTGCTTTGGTGATGTCAGGATCGTTAAGATCATATGTTCCACGGTTGCCTATTGCGGATTTGATTTTGCGCGGGTCAAACATGCCAACATTTCTGTAGCCGCCTTCGTTTAAATAAAAGGCATCATGACCCAACTTTCTAATTGCTTTTTGCACTGATGGGTCTTCGATCATTGACCAATCGCCACTTGATAGCCTATTTTTTGAAGGGGCAAACTCAGGCCCAATGTCAGGATTCTCTGCCAACTTTGCATGTAATGCATCAACATGCGTTGGGTTTTCATAGTCCCAAGGGTTCTTTACGTTTACATGCACAGGCATAACATTTGGAGTTGATTTTTTATGCTCATTAGGTAAGCCAGCATAATCATTTGAAAATTCTGGTTTGTGCGCCAAAAATATCATGCCATTTTTAGGTTTGAATTCACTAAAATCTTTTGACGTTCCGTGATACAAACGCTCCTTGATTGCGCTTTCCGCAAGGAATCGCTCAAGCTCAGGAGACATCTTGGGTTTGGGTTTATTCATCGCATCATTATCATATAAATGTATCTAACTAGTCCACTAGCTTTGACACACGTTTCTTTCTGACATGTATCCAATCCTTGAGTAACTTTAGTAATTGTTGCTCCCACAAATCACTCAGGGGTTGACATAGTATTTCAAACTTGTCATCACTCGTTTCTATTTTTACTCCACAACTCACGACTGTTCTGTTAATTGGAGTCTCTTCTTTTTCAGTCATAATTCACCTTAGTACTTTCTTCTTAGTAATCCGATTACTAAATACTTAGTATTACATTGTAGATAGTTAGTATTACATTGAGTACGGATTGCCACGTTTTTGCATATTAAAGATTTCAGCGTCAGTGATATCTTCCTCCTCGATGTCATCCCTCGGTGGAGGGTCAATACTAATCCATCCTGAATCCCTCATGTACCTCAACCCCTGACTGATGCAGTCCACAAACTCGTCATGTACAGTCCCTTCAGGGAAAGAACAAATCTGACTCACCATCCCCTCTGCCCAGTCTCTCACATAACCTTTACGAACTGATGACTCTGGCACCCATACTCTGCCTGCTTTGATAATATTTGCAACAATCGATAATCTTTGTACCTTATCAGCCTTGCCAGGATTGTAAGGCATCACTGGTAGGTGAGCCCTTTGTAAGTCTTGGATTAATGATATGCCTGCGGATTTGTCCTCCACCAGAATCAAGTCAACTAGCTTGCGCTCCTTGCCCTCACCGTAGACTGTTTCGAACTCGGATATCACTTTGGGGCGCAGATCTGGGTACTGTAGATGTTCTTGCCAACAGTCGAGCACCATCACACACATGCCACCATCCATAGGCTTGAATGCGCCAAGGGTTATACATCCACTCGGATCGTTGTAGTCCTTGTCTGAAGTTGCGCAGTCGTAACTCTGTATGATGTACTCGAGCTTAGGAAAGGGCTTACCGTTTGGCCACAATCTAAACCAATCCCTGTTTATGATAGATCCCTCTTCAGGATCAATAAGCTCTGCGTGGATCTCTTGTCTACCTAGCTTAGTCCCTTCATACTGAAGGATTTGCTTTTGAAACGCAGGGGCTAGATTGGCCACATTCACATACGTACTGGCTCTGGTCACCACCACGTCATCACCCTCACGTCCTAGTAACTCCATGATCAAGGGCTTAGGTTTAGGCGTTGTGGATACGATTATCTTAGTACCACGCTTACCCATTAGACGTACTGAAAACTGGATCATGTCCCATGACTCTTGGATGTAATCCCAAGCTGCCAACTCATCTAGCCAAGCCCCGTGGTATTGATTACCCCTAAACCTATCTGGCTCTGAGGCGCTCACCCCAGTGATCAACGATCCATTCCACAACTTAATCTGGTGGAGGCTTTTGTTGTAATCGATTACTAGTGATGGAGGAATCACAGATAGTAATCCTGACTCTCCTTCAAAGCAGGTATTTCTCAGGTCATTAGATGTAGGAGCTGCGACCAACCATCTCGTATTGGCCTCACTCGCTGCCCAGTATCCCAGAGTCTCAGCACTCGTTCGAGTCTTACCTGATCCCCTTCCTCCCAGTAGCGTCCATATTGTGTACTCAGCACTAGGTTCTATTTGAAACTTATGCGCCTTCTTAAGCCACTTAGCTCTCCACTCAAAAGTGACCTGCTCCCTCGGATCTAGATTCTTAAATCTATTCCTTATCTCTGGATCCTGTAGTATCTCAACTACAGAACTCATTCAGTAGCCTGTCTACTGTTCGCATAGTGCTTGAGGAGCTCATCAAAGATATCGAACTCACCCTCTACCCTGATAGGTGCGTCAGGATCTCCTGCTACTTCCATCCGACCTAGCTTGGGTACGTGGTACTCCACTACTGATTGAAACAGTTCAAACGCTTTGGCAGGGTTGGGCTTTATGTCGTGCTCTGGATCTCCATGCGCTACTCTATCAAGCCACTCAGAGAGCCTATGAGCGTTTCCATCAACAAAGGTAGCTATGGCCTGTCTTGCCTCATTCGTGCTCTTGTTGGGCGTTCCTGCTACCCTCCCACCGTATTTCTTACCTAATGGCATATTGTCCTCCTACTAATCTAAACTACAATAGTTTGAGAGTATAAACTAAAGTGCTAGTATTTGAAAATGTTTCTTTATACCAGTTGTAGTGACATTTGTGCAATTCTTTTGTCTTGTAGGCTTTTGTACACGCAGGTCTGTACTTTGACACCTTCCGCAATCCATTTCTTCATGGTTGTGCGGTTGTCACCAAATTCTATTTTATTCATTACTCGCCTTAGTTTTGTAAGGTAATGATGGCCCAAGTGTCTCTAGCCAACACATTTGGCACCAAGTACCCTCGTGGCCTTCAATGTTGCTAATGATTACGTCTGCGTGCTCCCCATGCTTAGGGCACACAACATAACGCAACTGGTGAACATATTCGTTCTCTGTTACTTTTTTAGGCTCTACATCTGTAATGTCATCTTGGTTCATTCTGCTTCACTCCTTGTCATTTTGTGTTCTGCAAATTTACGATACGCCTT